AGTGTTAGTTCTGTAAGAGTAAGGCAAATATCCTTTAAAAGCGATTTGAGAGAGACAGGAGTCGAACCTGTACACAACTGAGGATTCATCTGAGTTGTCGCTTTTTCCCTGTGTCTACCCTTCCACCACTCTCTCGCCTACTGCTACTTCTTAACTTTCTTTTCAGCCTTTACCAGCTCTTTGAGTTTCTTTTCTTCAGCTTTCAACGCAACCACTTTTAGAGTTTCGTTGGCAATCTTTGTCTGAAGCTTGGAAAGTTTTTCTTCGGTTTTAGTCATTACAATCTCCTTTGCTTTATTTTATCCAAACCTACTGAATATATAACACCCTGTCAATAAAAATTTTTACTTTTCTCGAATTTTTTCTATTTCTTCCCGTTTTCGCTTGCGCTGAGCCACCATTACGTCCTTACGCTGTCTTCTCTCTGCTTTCTTAATCTCTATCAGTCCTTTTTTCTGGTCGGTTAGGGTACCACTGAGAACGCCTGGTTTGCCTTTCATAAAAGCTAAATGCTCAATACTATATCTCACTGAAGCAATTGCGTCATCCATAATAGCAACTGGTTCATCCAACGGGTTTCCATCTTTATCTTTGCGCCAAGCATACTGTTCTAATTCCTGCATAAGTCGGGGACATCTATCACTATCAACATACCATCTATCAAAACTTTTAATATAATCAATAGTTCTTAAAACTGAACCTTTTCCTTTTTTAGCAGGGACAAAGGAATAACCATGATTTACAAATTCTTTCCCCCTTGCCGGATCTTCGTTATCATAAACCACTCTTTGATTTTTTGGAATAAAATTAAATTCTTCTACAAGTTTTATAAATTCTGTATTGGTATGTTCATAGGCTACAAGCTCATCAAAGGTATATAAATTATTATCTTTAATATAATTTAATGTTAAGCAGGTGGGATGATTGAAACCCCAATCGCAAGCAGCAAGGATCTCCGAGGTGTCAAGGTTTTCTCGATCAAAAGGGAAGCTCATAGCCTCATAATTATTAAAAATTTTACCTTCTGATATACCCCACTCCCCAAGCGCATAAATCCTGTACATATTATAATTTTCTTTTTTTAGTGACTCAAGAGTTTCACCATAGGTGTCATCAATGAATATATTGTCTTTGTAAGTGCTGCTATGTTTATATGCTTTATATTCATTTGAATCGTAGAAATATTTTTTTATATAGTTCATGGCACTTACCGGATTTAGAAGCAGTGTCATTTGAAAATAATTTTTCGATTCCCCCCTCATTCTTAAAAGCAATTGTATAACACTTTCAATATTTCCCTCTGAACTTTCTTCAAAAATTACTCTTTCAAGAATACCAGAAGCACCAGGGAAACTGAGACTTTTTAAGCGATCGACATCTCCCTCTAATCCTCTGAAGTAAACCATCGAACCGTTTATTTTACATAAAAAAGACATTTCACTCTTATTTTCTTTAAAGAAATCACTCAATCCAAACTTATTTATTATCTGTTTTGTTAAAGCGAAGGTCGAAGTCCGGTTACTCGCAGCAGTTTGACGCACCACCAAATGATTGCAGGCATTTACAACCATATCATAGATCATCTGTGAAAAAATAGTATATGATTTTCCTGAACCAGCTCCACCTTTCAAGATTCGTATTTTATTTTTATTTTCTATAGCTTCCCAAAAATGAGGAGATATACAATCATAAAAATTAGAAAAGTCTATTATTTGTTTAGACAAGACCTACCATTCCTTCTGAAACCTGATATCCGCAGCTTCCGGACCTAAGATAATGTACTCACCAACGTCAAAACTTTCGTAAGTGAAGAGGTTTATATAAATCTTTGCTTCGGAGCTGTTTATAACGATCCAGTACAACTCCTGAAAGTTTTTATCGTTCTCCGTGCTTTCAATGCTTAAGCCGTCCATCATAGCCTTTACATTAATTCGGTCAATGCCTTTGTCAACAATCGTTCCTCTATCGTTCAGGTTTTCTCTGCAACCGATGAGACATAACGCAAAAATTATAAACAAAAATTTTTTCATTTGTTTTCCCCCATATTCGCATCCATCATATCCGCTATATGCAGGGCAAGAGCAAGAGGATATTTTTGAAAGGCTTTATTTATCGCACCATTACTTCTTGCGCTGTCATCCCATGCCCCCATATGCCACCTGATAGCATAACGCTCTTCATCGCTTAACGTGATAAATTTTTCGACGAGCATAACCGACTTTTCACCGTGACCGTATGGCTCCTGATCATCGGTCTCGTAAAAAGGTTCTTGAACCCACTGACCATACTCATTTTTTTTATTTCTCATACTGACTTTATAAAGATTGGTCTTGCACAAGTCATGCAATAAAGCGCAGATTATTACAGAGTCAAAGTCAAAGTTAAATTTTGAAAAAGGTTCTATTGTCAACAATTGATAAAGATTATAATAAACATTGTAAGAATGCTTTGCTAATCCACCTTCGAAGCTACCGTGATATTTTGTACTCGCCGGAGCTGTGAAAAAATCAGTTTCATTTTCCAGGTAATTAACAAAATCGAGTATATTAACCCTGTTAGTCGATTTGAGTAATTCCAGTATTTCTTCTCTCATTCAATCCATCCATTTTATTGTATTGTTTCAAACTCTCGCTCTTCTTTTGCTCTTAAAGTCTCCCACGTCCAACCCTCAGACAGTAATTGTTTTCTAATTCTCAATTCAGTCTCAGGGCTTTTAATCTCACACTGCAGCCGTTCCCATACTTCCCGACACAATAAGCATAAACAGCTCACACCTGTCTTTGTATCGGTCTTATAACTCAGCCTGAATAAACTCCGATTATCCTCATTCAAATCTGACTTACAAAAATAACAACTGCTTTTATCAATGACAATTTTATCGTCAAACTCCTGATTGTCCTTTTCGGCTTCATTCATAAATTGTATACCCTTCACGTTTTAAATTATCGCAGAAAAAACCAAAATCCATAAAGCCAAGCTTATATTTAATCCACCTATTAAACTTATTCAATTCATCCCAAGACGCTTTATCTTTTTTATACTTAACCCATTTTTCATGAGCTTCATCAAGAGTTATTAAAATCATTCCTCTTCTCCTTTTTCTTTCTCAGGCTTTTTCGCAGGGACAATTACAATCTCTCCCGTGTGTTCGACTTTCTCAGTCACCATACCCAAAACTTTTAAAAGCTCACTAAGAGCTTTACCGCTGTCTTTGAGTTTAACAGACCTATTGACATTAACACCGTTCTGGTGTTCGCTTACAGTTTCTTTTATTTCGGAGATAAGAAACGTATCGGACTTGTCAAAAGGTTTGACGTTCATTCTGTCACCATCAAACTCAACAACGTCCGATATGTCGGCATTAGCAATTTTTAACAAGTTATCAAAAGTTCTGCCTATCTCAACTTTTCTGTTATTCCAAAGCTCATCGTAATAACATTGTACATACTCTTTAATTTTAGCGTTTTCTAGCAACTTGAAACTATTAACACTTGCAGCACCGTAAGAGGACTTAGGATAAGCAAACATATAAGATTTTACTTTGTTTCTAGTCTTTATGTATTCAAGAATAAAATTCTGGTGATCCGGTTTAAAATCCTTTAACTCAATCTTTTTAGGAGCAGTGCTTTCGACTTTTTTCTCTTTTTTCACCTTTACAGTCTTTTTGACTGCTTTTTTAACCGGAACTGCCATTACTATTCCCCTTCAGGCTGTTTTACAGCGTCTAAGAGAGCATTTTCAAGCCCTTCCTGACCCGTGATACGTTTTTCGTCAAAAACAGGGTTTTTAACGTCCTTTAATACCCACCATTTTTTCTTAAAAAGAGATCCGCATCCTCCGATAGCAAATCTATATCTGCCCGTAATACATTTTTTTTGATTAGAGCAATATCCACACCTGGTTTCCCTGATCATACCCATTGTGCTTATTTTATCGGCAAGAGGAAAACACGTTTCAACGACTTTCATAACGTGAACGGGTAGTTTGATTCCGCTAGCTGTAATTACTTTTATAAGTTCTATGCAAAGCACACGATAAAGATTTATCTCCATGACTTGTCTGCTGCGCTGTCTCGATTTGTCTTTCATTTCTCACTCCATTTAATTTCAATTTCTGTTCTGGGATTCATGGACCAAAACTTATAAAGCTCTCCTGCATAAACCTGACAATCATCGGCAAAAACTATTTTAGACATACAGTCCATGACGAGCTTATCAAGATTGTCTCTATCAGGTTTTATAGTATGAGGTTTATCATCATTTAAGATTAAGTCAACGAATTTTTTACTAGCCATAGTTTTTGAAGGTTCGATAAACCAGAACACGTTTACAACAACCGGAATATCTTTACCTATAGTTTTAAATCCATCGGGTAATTGATTTTTGATAATATTTTTTATTTTCCCCATTTCATCTTCTTGAGGATTATACCAGTGATTACCACCTTTACGACTTCTTTGTTTAGCAAGAGGTTTACCCTGTACTATTATTTTTAAAATATTCTCCACTATTCGCAAGCCCTGTAAAAATAAGTAGTGGTTTCTTTTCTGCCTTCTCCGATTTTTACAACTTTGATTTCATCATTGTCGGTTAAAAGATCCTGTACTTCTTTTCTGAGTTCGGGCTTATAATTTTTTATAAAAAGAGTTATGTCTTTTTGAGTACGTCCGGTTTCTCCAGCATCTTTTACATATGCTATGACTTTTTCAATTTTACTATTCTGCTTTTCAATTTTAACATCGTCTGTAAAAAACACATAATCTCTGCGGAGAAGAAACTCCATAGGAACTATATAGACTTCGTTAAAAATAAAATTTGTCTTAACAACTTTTTGAAAATTTATGTCCTTGCTTTTCATGGCTTCGACAAGCATATCATCAAATATACCTGCATAAGATTCAGCCTTTGAACTTGGTGTTAGTTTATCAACAGTGGTTACCGGCAACATATTGCCACCGATTGTAATATAAAAATGAAACATCTTATTTTTACAAACAACACATACATCACTTACAGTCTCAGACATATTCGTGTTTTTATCGGTATCCATAGAAAACATTTTAGTGAATATGCTGTAGTTAATACTGCCTTTGATAAAATCATAGATATTATGATAATTTTTAAATTCATCTTTTCTCATCACAAATCTCCTTTTTATTTTTTATTAAAATATTCTTCAAGAATAAGATTTATAACCGTACTCATCGAAGGTCTTCTTGTGGATGTAGTCGATTCTTCCTGTAATCGGGTTTGCTCTTTTGATATCTTGTTTTTTAAATCCACTGTTAAGTCCAATTGAATTTTAGGCACTAAACTAGTCATTGGTTTATCTCCTTTTTTTATTTAATATAAAATATATAGATATTTTTCTGTCAATTACTTTTTCAGGCTTTAAAACTATACAGATTTATAAGTTCTGTATGGTTCTGGACTAATTCTTTTATTTTAATTTTAATAACGATTAAATAACTCCTGATATAATCAGAGACTATATTTGAGTTTCCTCTAGTTACTGACTTTTCTTATAAAATATCCAAAAAACACACCCTATATAATACCCTTTACAAAATAGACAATATACTATTTATTTGTATAGTATTAACATTATAAATAACACCTGAGAAGGTAGGTCTCTAGTTCTGGATTTTTTTCTTCAAAAATCAGTAACAATAGGAAACCAATTACTATAGATAGTATTAATTAATAAAATAATATACAATAATAAGAATAATATACATATAATAGTATTCAGTAACCGTTCTTGTATATTCAAAATCGTAATGAAAAAAGGATGTTTAAACCCATTGGTTACTTAAAACCGGTTACTGATTATTTTTTAAAAAGTAGTAACTGATAGATATTTTAATTTTTAAAAAATTGTAAAAACGATTGGTTACTGAAAATAGGTGAAAAACAGGATTTTAGTAACCGTAAAACCGGTGCTCGATAGCATTGGTTACTTATGGGAAAGTAACCGTTTAAGTTAAAAAAAATAACTTTATTGGTTTAAAATTTAAAAAAAATAAAAGTATTGACATATATATTTAATATATTTTACTTATTTTTATTAGAAATAATTGGAGGTAAAACAGGTGCAGGACAAAGAAATTAAAAATTTAACTGATAAAGTATCGGATAAAATTTTAGAAGATTTGATTAAAAAAATCAAAAAAGAGGTGAGAACGTCCCGAACTATTCAGGATGTAAAGAGTGGTTTTGATGAAATTTTACACGAAGAGGAATATCTTATCAGTGTCAAATTGAATGATTTAATCTTTAAAACTTATGGATCTTTTGGTTTATGGTCGGTTTATCAGCAAACACAATACAAAGATTTTGCATGTTTAAAGCAGAATTTACTGACTAAAAAAGTTGCGCTGGAATGGATTTTAACTAATTTCTAAAATACAAAAAGCCCTATTTCTAGGGCTTAATGCAAAATAAAAAGGAGATTGATTGAATGAAAAAAGTAAGTTTATGTTAATAACGGTATAGGTATATTGTCAAGTCTTTTTATTCTGTTCTCCTTAAAACAAACTCTTTAAAAAGAAATGTCAGTATAACAGCTCCATCATTATAAAAAAAGCCAAAACATTCTTTTTCAGCAGCATACCGGGATTCGATTATAAATATCTGGATATAAAATGAATATATTTTTCTGTTTACATAATCCGGTTCGTTATCAAATTCTATCTGTAAAGGTGTAAATCTTATGTTCATTTAGACTTCTCCATTTTGTAAATTTTTTTAAATAAGTTTTCACTTTTGATAATACTTTTTTAGAGTTAAATTTTATAATTTAATTTTGCACCTTTTTTAATATTATCTTTAGCCCAAAGAGGTTGAAGATTGGTATAATGAAAACATTGCTTCTGCTGTTCTAAATCAGTTAAATCAAAAGAAAAACAAGGTAATATATGATCTATATGCCAACCGGATTTACCATAATTATCCCATGACATGCCTTCCAAGAAGAGAGATTCAATATGTTGCCTACACTCATCAACGCTACAACCTAATAATTCTAATGTTTTTAACGATTTAGTTATCTTATATCTTTTTGTAATAGCATAATACATTCTGTTCCGTAAATTACCCATTACTTTATATGTTGGATCGCTATTTCTTCTTTTTTTATTATATATTCTTGCTGATTCAGATACTTTTTCTTTATTATTTTCATAATAATTTTTATCTCTTATTCTTTTTTCTTCTTTTTTATCTTCCCTGTATTTTTTATCATATTCTTTTTTTTTATCTTTTTTTTTAAGAGTATATTCTTTTTT